CGGCGATGTTTACAACGGAAGCGGCTTGCAGAGAATGGCTCAACAGCAAGCTCAATATCAGTGACTCACCGGCTCAGATCGGAGGTTAAAATGCAGAAGATAAAGCTTTCCGGTAAAGAATATGGATTATATTACAGCACCAAAGCTATGCTTGACATAGAAAAAAGATGCGGTGATATAGCCGAGATAAAAGAATGGCTCAGCAGCGGTACAAAAGGTGAGACATTCCGGAAACTCGCCGAAGTTATCACAGATCTGATCAACGGAGAAGTATTCAGACATAATTCGGACATTGCTCTTGGACTGTGTGACGGTGAAAAGCTTCCGTATATGGATGAAGAGAATGTTATAAATATTATGTCTCCTGCGGATATACGGAAATATGAAAATGCTGTATTCTCTTCGATAGTTGAAGGAATGAAAGTTGATTTCCCGGAAGGTATAGATGAGCCGGATCCGGATCTTGCAGATGTTGAATCTGAAAAAAACGCGTAGGGCGGAGAAATGATATTCTCCGCCTTTTTACATACGGGTACGAAGTAGGGATGTCCAGAGCGGACATCCTGTACTTCAGTTATGGCGAGATCATCACGATGTGGCTTAATAAGAAGGCAGGTGAGATAAATGTCCGAAAGAGAGATCAAAACGACGCTTACGCTTGATGGTGCTGACAGATTCAACAAGGAACTGCGCTCGGCAGATAGTGAACTTAAAATCCTCGCCAAAGAGCTTGGAAATCTTACGTCTAACTATAACAGTAATATCAAATCAATGTCATCACTCGCATCTCAGCAGAAGAACCTTAAAGATCAGGTCGCTATAAACGAGAGCAAAGTCAGAGGGCTTGGAGATGCAGTAACATCTCAGACGGCTAAGTATAAGGAACAGAAATCAGAGCTGGAGCGCCTTATAAGAGAGCAGGGAGCAGAATCTGATGAAGTTATAAAACAGGCGAAAGAAGTTCGCAGCGCTGAAATAGAACTCGATAAATACCGAAGACAGCTTGCAGATTCTGAAACTGCCCTTATGAAAAGCCGTTCGGCACTAAACAGCTTCAATGAGGAAAACGGAAGAACTAAGCTCGGGCAGGTTTTCACAGCGGGTAAAGCGGCGATATCGGAGTTCGGTGAAAAGGTTTCAGCAGTTTCTGATAAATTCCGTCCGCTTACATCAGCAGTGAAGGAAGTAACCACAGCAGCGGCAAAGATATCATTCAAAGCCGCAGAATCAGGAGCAAAGGCGTTTGCCGCGACTGTAGAAACAGGGATGAAGGCAGCGTATTCCGCACTCGGAACTTATACCAAGACTGTTGCTGCTGCATCAGTTACTGCGTTCAGCGGCGCGGCAGCCGGTGCTGCTGCACTAACAAAAAGCGTTATATCTGCGGCATCTGAGTTATCTGAATACGGAGATAATATTGATAAGATGTCACAGAAAATGGGCATGTCTGCTGAGGCATATCAGGAATGGGATGCGATCATGCAGCACAATGGTCTGTCAATAGATTCTTTGAAATCATCGATGAAAACGCTTGCAACTGCCGCAGAGACCGGCAGTGATGCTTTCAGCAGACTTGGTATATCTCAGGAGCAGATATCATCAATGTCACAGGAAGAACTGTTTTCTGCAACTATTTCTGCTCTGCAAAATGTGGAAAATGAGACCGAAAGGACGTATCTTGCAAGTAAGGTGCTTGGTAAGGGTGCTACTGAACTTGGTGCGCTGCTTAATTCAAGTGCAGAAGAAACTGAAGCACTCAGACAGCGTGTTCATGATCTTGGCGGCATAATGTCAGATGACGCTGTCAAAGCTTCTGCACGATTTGCGGATGACCTACAGGACATGAAAACAGCTATATCCGGCGTTAAGAGAAGTATAACAGCAGAATTCCTGCCCGGACTTAGCAGCATGATGGAAGGCATTGCAAAGGTCTATGCTGGTGAAGAAGGCGGAGCTGAACTACTTGATAAAGGCGTAGACGAAATGATAGGATCTATTGACAGAGTAAGTGACCGGATTGCTGATATGGCTGATAAGTCAGTGCCTATTATAGAAGCTGCATTGAATGGTATTGGAAAAGTCGTTCAAAAATCCGTCCCCGTCATAGTAAAGAAAATACCGCCTCTTGTAGAAAAAGTTGTACCGCAGCTTGTGAAGACAAGTGCCAATATATTATCAGAGCTCACCAAGAACGTCAGTGCGTTGATGCCTAAATTTATGAGCGATACACTTCCGGGACTTGTGTCAGCAGCTCAGAGCAGGCTTCCGGGAGTTGTAAGATCGCTTACTTCTGCGGTCAACGGTACAGTACTTGCACTTGGCGACGTTGTCATAGCAGCACTTCCCGTTATCACAGATACTATTATTCCTGAGTTGATAGCGGGTGCTGTAGATCTCATTACAGGCATAACCGAAAAGCTGCCTGATTTCCTTCCGATAGTGATAGACGGAGCAGAAACACTGTTCTTTGGACTTATAGACGGACTTAATTCTGTTGCAGATACTCTTCTGCCGCTTATACCCGGATTAATAACTGATGCTGCATCGGGCCTTACGGAGAGTTTACCGGTATTTCTTGGTAGCTCAATAGAATTATTCGGAAAGCTTATCGAAGGACTCGACAGTGCTATAGAAGCCTTACTGCCAATGATTCCGGATCTTGTAAATAATGCAGCTGATACTATAGTCACAAATGCACCCACGCTGCTGAGCAGTGCAGAGTCACTTTTTGGTAAATTGCTGACGGCTCTTGAAAAAACTACAGAACAGTTATTGCCTAAGCTGCCACAGCTTGTTAGTGATATGGGGAAAAAGATCACTGACAATATAGGTACAATCATATCAGCAGGAACCGATCTGCTTACCGGTCTTATAGACGGTATAGCTGATGCAGTGCCTACACTTATGCAGGAATCGACAAGGATAGTAGTACAGACAGCGTTAGAATTGACCAAAAAAGAAAATCTCGGCAGACTTCTCAGTGCAGGTGCGAAACTGATAAAGAAAATGGCAGAAGGATTTCCTGATGCGATCAAGTACATAGGAGAAAATCTCCCGGAGATCATTAACAATATCTGGGATTCTCTCATGGAAGTTGATTGGCTTGATCTTGGTGTGAATATCGTAAAGGGCATTCTTGAAGGCTTCCTGAATCTTGGCGATATCATATGGGACTACGTCTCAGATCTTGGAAGCCAGATCGAAGGATCTATAAAGGATTTCTTTGGTATTTCATCACCTTCAAAGCTGATGCGAGATGAAGTTGGTGTATACCTCGCAGAAGGTGTTGCTGTCGGTTTCACTGATAACATGGACAAGCTGGCTGATGACATGGCAGAAAGTATTCCGCATGATTTCGATACAAGTGTGAATATCAGCAGATCAATGAATGTTATCGACAGCATCAGTTCAGCACAGCCTCGGGATTCACGTTCTGTATCGATATATATCAACATAGCTGAGGCATCTCTGGGTAACAGGGCGGATATCCGCAGTACAGCTGAAATGCTTGCCAAAGAGGCTCAGTCACAGCTTTTTGCGGTAGGAATGAGGTGAAAATATGAGCTATTTTATTTTCAAGGGAGTTGACAGCAGAGCTTTCGGACTGCTTGAGCGGATCCCTATGCGTCCGCGTGCCAATGAAGGCTATGAAACGATAAGCATTCCAGGGCGCATGGAAACGATATCGTCACCTACAGGAATATGGGAAGATATACCTCTGCCTTGTACGATCGGAATAAAATCTAAGGCAGCTGTCAGAGAAATGTACAAATGGCTGACAGGACCTGGTGAGCTGATATTCAGCGACAGACCGGGAGAGAAATACATAGTTAAACGTACAGTTCTTTCACCGGAGTACCTGTCTGTACGATTCGGAAAGGTGAATGTAGAGTTTACATGCTCACCTTTTGCATACGCAGTTGAACCTACAGTAATAGATGTTGGAACTGCATATACGGAAGTTGCTAATAATAGCAGTATTTACTCTGCACCTCTGATCGAGATAAAGATAAAAAAGGATCCTGCTCCTATTCTGAAGGGAGATGTGAATTTTGACGGTAAGATAGATGCGAGAGATGCTTCATTGGTACTTTCAGAGTATGCAGATACATCAGCTGGTCTTCCACCTACATTTACACCGGAGCAGGAAGAGGCAGCTGATATGAATAATGACGGACTCATTGATGCGAGAGATGCAAATGCTATACTCGCTATCTATGCTGACGGTGGAGTAAAGGATCCGTCAACACCGGCATCGAATGTGATTATCTATACAAATGGTGCTCAGTTGATAGTAGGTATACCGGATGAGGTGATACTAAACGGATTCACAGTCGTTGTTGACTGCGGTTTGAATCTAATATATTACCTTGACGCAGAAGATAATATGGTGAATATCATGAATTACAGCAGCCTTGATTTGCCGCTGCTGCATGATGGAATGAACTACATGAAGTATGAAGGTGATAATGTTGAAAGTGTAAAAGTAACTATTAATGAGAGGTGGTTGTGATGACAGGCACAGGAACGCAGAACGATCCGTATATCGTGGACGAATGGCCTGATTTCGTGACGGCGGCAGGCACTTCCGGTGTATATGTCAAGGTGGCTGATGATACGGTCTGGGATATGAACAGCATTGCACCGGAGGGATTAACACGATCGTTGCAAGTTAATGCAAATGTTGACGGTAGTGGTGTGAAAATCGTCAATCTGCATATTGAAAATTTATCTGCTGTAATAATAAATGCAAATGGGTACTTAGAAAACATTAATTTTACTGATGTCTTTGCAAAAGCAACGAATGGCAACTATTATTTCATTGGGCGTTCACAGAATGTCAAATCTGGGGAAGTCGGAAGGTACATTTCTATCACAGGCAAATTCTATGGATATGGTATATCAGGTTCAGCTAAAAAGATATATGCTATTTTCGGTAATGGTAGTGATACGTCTTTCACGAGTTGCTCTACCAATGTAGAACTATACGGCACAGCGCAGTTGTGCAAAGATACCATCAACTCGGGAACTTATTCCCCTATGCTTGTCAATTGTAATCTAAAATATGTTCGACTTCCGATAAGTGGCGTTTACGCATGGCAAAACCGCATCGCAGTTAAAAATTCTTGGGTGGAAGGTTCAGAGTATACAACCGTTTGCATTTCAGATTCATCAGAGAATAGTATTTTCAATGTATCAGCGTTCGGGAATATCACAGATGGGAACAGCAGAACATGTCTGCTATGGAATTCTGACAAAATTGAATCGGGGGTGTCTATATCAAGCGGCATCAAATTATGCTCGGAAGCCCAGCTTCAGGACGCTGCATATCTGGCATCCATAGGCTTCCCCATAGGAGTTGACTGACATGGCGTGGATAATGGGAGAGGACGGCTTCCCGACCAATACGGACTTCATCGCAGTGCCGGAGAAGGCGATGCAGCGACCGTTCCCGGACGCCATCTGGCGGATCGACGCCGACGTGAACGACGGCTTTCCTTACAACAAGCTGATTCCTGGGATCAAGGCGATAAGAATGTATATACAGCCTTCACGTCCATTGATACACGCATACGGCAGCCGTGAGAAGAATTTCGACGGAAACGGTTATGCGATCATTGAACCTATAAGCTGCCATGTGCGTCAGGAGGAGAATGGCATATATGAAGCAACATTCGAGACATTCTGTGATGAATACCGGAAGTTTACATATCTGAAGAAACAATCTCTTGTAAAACTGCCGATCAGATATCATGGAAAAATCAAATATCAGGTCTTCAGGATCCGTCAGACATCACGCAGAATGGATGAAAATGGTGAGTACAGAATATCGGCAGCTGCACAGGCGTGGTTCTATGATCTGAACCGCTTTCTGATCAGATCATGTCATCCTACTCGGCTTAATGGTGCTGCTGCACTCGATTACATTTTTAATACCGGGTGGTATGGAGGCATAGAAGAAGCAGGTTTTTCATACTCTTCTGATATCTTATCAGTGCGCACTGCGTACTATGACAATATGTCAATAACAGCCGCGCTGCTTGGAGCGGATCAAGCATTTGTGAACCGGTGGGGAGGCAGTTTATACAGGGACAATAATTATTTTTCTATTAATCAGGAAATGGAAGGCAGCAGGACTTCCGGAATAATAATGTATGGCTACAATATGACGGCTATTGAATTTGTAGAAGATGATACTGAAGTAATAACTATTCTTGTAGCTGAAGATAACTATGGACACAAGGTAACTATAACCAATCCGGATGTACCTTCTGAACTATTGCCGCATCATATATACCGCTATGCCAAATTTACTTATGACACTGATGATGAGACTGCATTTATAGCAGATGCGAAGGAATACTTTGATGAACACAAGCAGTCGAAAGTAACAATCACGGTAAGATTTGCAAACCTTACCGATATAGATCTATATGCAGATTTTCTTCAGCTTGATGATTTTGAAGTTGGAGACAGGATAACGGTTTATCACAAAGATCTCGATATTTACTATTCAAATCTCAAAATAATAAGCAAAGATTATGATGTAGTCAATCAGAAGACTGCTGAGATACAGATCGGCAGTTTTAAAAATGCAGTATCAAGACGTGCTGTAATGCCAGATACAGTATCAAGCGGAAGCGCAATAACTGACAAGCAGTATATAGCTATTCAGGAGCAGGTGGACGAAGTTGCATTTTATGGAATAATCACTACGCCTATCGCTTCAAATACAGGAAAGCTGTTGACTACTGCGGACGGTAAGTATATAACATATAAGAGGTGATATTATGTCAACAATACCAGACCAGTTGAATACAGGATTATCTGATGAACAGATAATGGAGGCGTTCACGAAATCACTTAATAGTTACAGCAATTCTGAAATCAACAATCTTCTCGCAGAAAAAGCAGATCAGTCAGATGTTGAGACGCTGAGCGGCAATATGGAATCTTTGTCCGAAACTCTGAAAAGCGTGATCGACACCGGACCGAAGAACCGGATCATCTTAGGCTTCCCGGCGACGACCAAGAGCGGAGTGACGGCGACGCCTAACGAGGACGGAACTATCACTATCAGCGGAACCAACAGCAGCTCATCTAATACCGTGCTCGTGTTTGACCTCTGGGGAAGCGCTGCGTCAACGACGGACAATAAACAGAATCCCTTCACTCAGGACGGCGTGTACATCATGAAAGGCTCGGGCAGTGATAATGTCCGCATACAGTTCTATGGCTATAATGATGACTTGCAGCTGAATCTGCTCGCAAATTCCGCAAGCGATGTGGAGGTAACTATCAACGGTGCATACAAGTATTATGTTTTCCGCATCTGGATAAAGGGTTCAGCTGTATTCGATGATCTGACGCTCTATCCCATGTGCTGCCTGAAAGACCTGTATGATATATCGCCGGACTTCAAGCCATACATCCCGACAAATGCGGAGCTGTACGCTATGATAAAGGAACTGGGAGGCGGAGCATGAGCGACTGGACGGACATAGTCATTGCGGTCATAGCGGCAGCCGGCGGATTCCTCGGCTCAGTCGTCAGCAACAACAAGCAGGTGGCAGTTCTGAGCACGAAG